GTAGTGTTTCCACGCAACATCTATTGAAACAGTACAAAGTAATATTAAGATAACAACAGCTATTCTAGCACTACTGTACTTCATGCTTTGCACTGTTATCCTCTTTTTCTATTGCCTTTTTAATAACAGTTCTTGTTTCATCGTAGCGTGTTGCGAGTTCATCTACTTTCTCAAGTTTATCTAAAGTATCTTGCGGTAATAAATCTGCGTTAGCAATAACAACAGCCTTTCCCCCAATATACACCACTTTACTTACATTATAAGCACTGTCTGTTACACACCCACTAAGTCCTAGAAGAACTAAAAGAATTAAAAAGTATTTCATTGGTTTATTACCGTCCCATTAGAGTCTACAGACACACTAGGTATTGTTGTACTTGTTGTGTTTGTAGTATTGGTTATAGTACTTGCTGTACTTGCTGTGCTACTTGTGTCACTAGTATTTGTTGTGCTTGTAGTATTCTCAAAGTTGTCTGTGTAGTTTGCCCACATACTAGACTGTGCGTTATTGTCAGACTGTCTTACAGCTATGTTAGCTGCTTGGTTGTCTTTATTAGTTTTATACCCAAAGTATATTGAGGATACAGGCACTACAAGGTTTGTTGCCTTCATAGCAAAATCACCAACACTATCAAGAATATCTTTAACTTGTTGTGGTTTAATAATCTCAACTTTATCAACAGAGGCTAATACATCAGCAGGGCGGATGCACTCTCTTACTGTAGTGACAGGTACCCCATTAATAACTTCTACTTTTACCCCACAACCTTTATTGGCTTCTGTTAGGTAAACTAACATAGCCTCTGCTATTCTAGTTTTAGCTGTATAACCGGCATCTGCTCTTTTAGTACCCTCTGTAGCGTACTGAAGAGCTGAATCTGAGTAGCTACAACCACTAAACCATAATAGGCTTATACTCAACACTAATAAATTTTTTATACTCATTTACCTCATCCTTTACGTGTTTGCTCCAAACGAAGCCACCAAACAGCCTTACAGCACCATACATAGCGTATCTTTTGAATTTAGATACATTATTAGCTTTCATCACCTCTAAAAATATATCATCACACTGTTTTCTATTAAAATACTCTGAACTATATAGAGCATCGTGCACCGTAGCAGGCTCTACATAGTTCCCTGTAAATGGGGAGCCTATAATACTCCAAAATATTTTAGGAATACTTGCGGCATCAAAATCAAACCCACTCTTAACACGTATAATTACAAGTGCATCCTCATACACTAAATCTGCTAAGAGTATATAGGTCTGTTTCCCCTCTTTCGCCACCTTAAGTTTATTTCTAAACATTTGGGAACTCCACTGCATCAATTTCTTCTTTAGTGGTACACGCATTAATAACATCTCTTGTAGTTAAGACATACATCTCTGCTTGTGCCGCCGCATCTATTTTGGCAAGGATAGCGTTTAAAAGTGCCACCCTAGCTTCTTCTACACCACCCACCATAGCCGAGATATAAGGGGTAGGCGAGGTATTATCAGTTTTCCACGCTAGTGCTTCTTTACGTTTATCTACAAAGGCTTCAATTTCAGCACTGGTGTATTTTGCTTTCATAGAAGTCGCCATCGCCTCGTGCCATCGGTTAAGTTCTCTTTGCTTATTTGCTTTGTAAACAGCTAAGTCAAAGGGTGGTTCTATCCAAAGGGGTACACCATCTTTAATTGCATTAAAGGGGTAGTCAATCCCTTCAACTGATACGTATGGATGTGGTGCTTCTTGACACTCAAAATCGCATGTTGCGACTAGCTCTCCGTTTTGGTTAAATTGTGCTAATTTCATTTTTTCTCCTTATCTTTATTCATACTCTATTATGGTTACATTCCCCACCGCACCAGCGGCAGAAGTTGAATTTACGTGTAAAAAATGCGTACTATCCGTAAATTTTATATATTGCGCCCAAGATGTATAACCCTCATACCCCTCCATGCCTGTGACAGGTATTAGACTATTGTAACTATGGGCGGGCAAAAAGCCATTGCTTCTCAGGTCAACCGAGTCTGAAGTAGCGCACACCTGTACTTTTGCTATACTAGAAATCGTAAAAGGTAGAGTTATACTAGTGTTGTGTGCTGGTGTAAATGTTGCTATATTTTTTACCCTCATTCCTGTCGCTCCTATTGATGTGAGCCATGCTTTAATAGCATCGGCGTTCATAAATCTTATATAATTATCTGTTGTATCATTTCTAAACGGTATATGTGCCGTGGTTGCTGGTGTTCCCTCATTAGGATAAGTAGACTTAAACAATCTTGATGTTATGTCCCCGCTACCATCCCTAACAGCAACTGTGACCGCAGTACTATCAAATGATGCAGAGTAACCATCTAATAAATCTGCATCAAGCCCACTCCCAGTGCCGTCAACTGTTTTAAGTTTTGTTAGAACATCTGCTGCGGTGTAAGCTGTGCTATCTAGCTTTAAGTTTAGTGCAGTTTGTTGAGCTGTAGATACTGGCTTATTTGCATCACTTGTGTTGTCAACATTTGCCAAACCCACATCACTTTTGGTTAAAACAACATCCCCAACACGTCCAGCCACACTCCCTACAGCAGAAGCAACGTCTGTCCAAAGCAATGAGCCAGCTGTTCCACCAGCAGTTAAGACTTTACCGCCATTGGTTGTGCCTGTTGCAGGTACATGTAAGTTTCCATCGGTTGATGGGTGTGTGTAAATAGTATCGGTAAAGAGTGCACTTAAAGGAACATCGGTTAAGACTCTAGCATTGCTTACTTTACCATCAATGGCTGATTGTTGAGCAGTGCTAATTGGTTTTGCTAAATCTGAAGTATTATCCACGCTTCCTAACCCAACATCTGCTTTATTTAAAGTAACATCCCCAGCCCTGGCATTTACAGAAGATACTCCCGCAATTACCCCAACACCGTAGTCTTGCCATGTTGTACTATTCCAAACTCTTAAGTTGTGGTCAGATACTGAAGTATCCCAGTATATTGCCCCAACTATTAAAGCATTACCATCGTTATCAACTGTCGGGGGTACTGCCTTAGACCCAAGGTACCTGTCATCAAAATAGTCTAAGGAGGCAGCCGCTGAGTTTGCTGCTTCTTCTGCTGCGTTCTTAGCCGCTAAAGCGTCAGTTAAAGCTTGGGAGGCATTTGTAGCACTTATACTAGCCTCAGCGGCTTTTGTAGTAGCTAAAGTAGCACTTGTACTAGCCTCTGAGGCTTTTGTAGTTGCAATACTCTCTTTGTTATTTACGTTAGTTTCTACTTCATTTATTTGTGTAAATGCAGTATTTAGTTCGGTTACTGTTACATCATGCAGAGCATCAAAAAACTGCTCACCCTTAGTTACAAATTCCTCTCTAGCATCCACACCCCTTTTGGGAGGTGTGGGCAACGAGGTAATAGTTTGAATTATTGCCATTAATATCTCCTTTAAATTGCCTCAAACACTGACCATGATACAGTGCTAACTTTATTATTTGAAAGTATTTCTGAGGCACTTTCAATAACACCAAGTGTTAATAAATTTTCGTATTGTGAGTCTGTACTTTCATCTAGTATAAATAATACAATATCATTATAGATACTTTTAATTTTTCTACGTGTTGTTGCAAATTCTGTAGCATCTATAGATGTCTCAAAGTCTATAAGGTCTTGTATACCTCTTTTAACAATAGTTAATGTACCAAAATCATCAAATTCTTTAACTGCAAAAGAGTTAAAAGATAGTTTTACACCGTATAAAGTTTCCCCCATACTGATAGCCTCACCAGCAATCAAAAATCCACAAGCGGTTCTTGTAGCCTCTGAGGACTTGTTAAATACCACCCGTACTTTAGTACCTAAAGTTTCTGGTAGTTTTATAATAGTCGCTCTATCCACCTCATAATTATAATCTGTGTAAATATACGTCCACCAATCAGCAACATTACTGTTTACAGAGGATTCTGTAGTGTATTCCCAAAGTATAGCATCTGTGCTATCTAATATTTGTACTGTTATAGTTTCTGCCTCATAGTAACCAATACCTATAGTATCTATACCTTTTACAAGGCTAAAGGTAACATCAATGTTCCCCGCATCTTTGTATGATTTTGTACCAGAATGTAGGTCTATCATAGCATAAGTATTTGAGACTTCCCACTTTACCCATTTTATATTTAAGTATTCTTCTGGATTAAAGTTGATGTTAGTACCTACTAAACTTCTATAAAAGTAATTATTATAAAAAACAATACTAGCTGAAGTTGGGGAACCCGGTTCAAATATATAAGTTGTTGTAGATGACCAATCTGGAAACTCTTGTGTTAAATTTGTGACTAAAAAATCACTTATTTGCTGTGTTACGTACTGCACTATGCACCACCTACAGGCACTATTACACCATAAGCTATAGTACAGTCCTTTGTAAATACATATGTTGATGCGTTATCTGTATATCCTACTTCATCATATGTTAGTGGAAAAGCATCAGTACCACTAACAGATACACTTACCCCATGGGTTTTCATAATCATAATGTTGTTTGTACCAAATACCCCAGTTATGGGGGTATTAGCTTTCACACTAATACCCCCCTTAAACTGGATAGTAAAACTTGTTGGTTGCGCCATGTAGCCTCCTAACTTGCTTGAGCTAGTAAAGCTCTTTGCGTAGATAATTGTTTAGTGTTATCTGCTGTTAACTTAATTAATAAAGATTTCATATCTGTATTCTCTCTCTTAAGTGCCCTAAGTTCCCCAAGGATGTCTTTGAATATCCCAACGGAGTTGTTTAGCCCAAGGTCTTTTGTAGTCTTAGAGTTCACTACATACTCGCCTTTATGTACTACTCCTGCTATATCGTACTTTCCGCCATCACCGGTGTAACCACCTGTTGCGTATACTGGAAGCCCCCTACCTATTGCCCACTCTTTCCATTGGTCGTATATACTAGTATACGCGGTAGTTTCACTACGGGTATCCCCCAACCCTACCATATTTGTAGCAAGCATGTCCATCTGACCAACTATACTCATAAGTTGTTTCCACTCTGTGGGGTTGGCTCTGTAATATTCACTACCGTGAAGTTGATTGTTTGAGATAATATCAAACGAGTTTTTGTAATGCTCAAGTTGTTGTCGAAGAGTTTCTATGCCTGTTTCGTTTGATACACTAGGACTAAATGAAACACTACCCCCTGAAGATACCGTACCTCCGTTTTGTATAATGTTATTAGTCACAAAAGTCTTTACACCTTCAAAATTATCAAATGAGGCGACTAAGTCTTTTGTATTTGTAGCTATTTCGGTAAGCTTCCCGCTAGCATCATACTTTAACACGGTATCTATAATTCCATCTTCATTAGGGTCAAGCAATAGAAGGTTTTCCCCTTGTGCGTTAATCCCTCTAATTATTTCATAGATGCCATTACTATTAGTGTCCAGTGCCCCAACAACACCATTTACAATATCAAAAATACCATCTTGTAGTTGTTTCGCAGAAACAGACTCAAAACCTTTTAAGTCCTCAAATATATCAAATAATGTAGCTTCTGCACTAGCCCCAAGTATTATAGTATATGTAGAGGTTTTTATAGCCTGTATAGCACTATTAAGTGTTAACACTTGTGCATCAGCACCTGCAATAACCGCGGTAGTTAGCTGCCAAATTTTAGTACCTAATGACTGGGTGTTATCTGCAGTATACCCAGTATTATTAGCGGTACTAGCAGTATTAGCATTAGATATTTTTAATTCATCTACAACGTCTTGTAACAAGTCACGCTCAGTAACTGTTTGTACTTGAAGTTCTGAAAGTTCTTTAATTGCTATAGCTTTTGCAAAAACATAATCCCTCTCTGAGGAGTAATTGGAGGTTTTTAAGTGGTTTGATAGACTACTAATAACTTTAGCTACTGCATCTTCATACGCTTCCATACTCTCTATATTTTCATAAGATAGTGCTAGCTCCGCTTGTTTAGCCTCGTATAGTGCTCTATTATAGTATGTAGTACCATCCACCATCTCACTTTGTAAGTCTTCTATAGCACCAGCTAATGCAGTAATCACATTGTCAAATATCCCAATACTAGCCTCTAGTGTATTTACATAGTCATTAGCTGCCTCTGTCATACTATTTACAGCATTTGTAGCACTTGAAGTAGCATTGGTGTTTGTTACTGTTGTTGCGGTTGCAGTCTCTATTAACGCATTCCAAGTTAATTGATTTGCGTAATCTTTATTAAATTTTGTAGCGGTATCTTGTCTCAGGGCATTTGCTAACTTATCTGCAGCATCTGTATCAGCTATAATAGCCGCGCCAAGCGCGTTCCACCTTTCTATAGTAGTAGGGTCTAAAGACTTTTTAATAGCTTCTGAGTACCTTTCGGAGAAATTTTCTACTGTAACCCCAGTGATACCAAAAGAATCTGCTAGTTTCTCTACGTCGTCTTTGGCATATTGTGCTTCTAGTCCTAACTGACCTATTGGGTCAGTTCTACCTGTTTTCCAAAGCTCAAAATCCCGTTTCGTCTCTTTCATAGAGCCCAGTGCCTGTGCCAATGCCTCAGATACAGTAATGTCTAGGTCTTTTGCATAAGTTTCCCATATTTTATAAAAATTAGGGGTATCAAACAAACTACCGTCTAGTACTGTTTCTAAGAGTGCTTCATTTCCTTTTTCAGCATAGGCGTTAAATAGAGTAAGCCAGTCTTTATCTGCACCCTCTAGTAATGATGGGGCATCACTGAAGATATCTTTATATATTCCTGTTGCTGCGGCTATAACATCCTGTTTTATACCATCATTAATAATAATATCTGCTATCTCTTGTGCAGTAGTAGAACCTGTAAATTTGTACCTATCATCCTCACCTAGTTCCCCACTAGCATAATTCCCTATAGAGCTATTTATTGCAGCTAGCGTTGCATCAGTATTGCTACTGTATGAGGTACCCCCAACGGAGACGGTAGCCTCCTCATCTGCTGACTTCCCTATTGATACACCACCAATTGTTGTAGTGGCACCCCCGTCTATTGCCGTACCAAGAGCCCCACCAAGAGCCCCACCAAGAGCAGCCCCTAGTGGTCCTAGTGCTAGTCCTCCTAGTATTGCACCCCCTGCTTTACCTAGTATTGCTGTACCATCAATAGTAAAACCATTAGGTGGTTGTCCTGGGGTGTTTGTAGTAACGCCAAACAAGCCGCCAACCCCAATAGGATTCCCGTCAGTGTTCATACCGCTTCCACCAATGGAGGTAGTAGCACCCCCGTCTATTGCCATACCAATACCCTTACCAAGAGCCCCGCCAATAGCAGCCCCTAGTGGACCCCCCAATACCCCCCCTAGTACTGCACCAATTACATTACCTATTATTGATGTGCCATCAAAAGTAAAGCCAGTAGCTGTCTCTTGGAACCCTGTAGAAATCTCACCAAACCCATCGTAGTTACCAGGTATACCGCCACCAGTATCGTTCCCATCAGCGTTCAAAGCATGGCTACTACCACCATAACCACCATCATCACCATAACCGCCATAACCACCATAACCACCATCATCATCACTATTTTCATCACTGGTATCCCCCCCGGTCATAAAGCCCCGAAACCCTCTTCTTTCCGCCTCTAAGCCTTGAACTAAGGATGGGTGTCTTCTAACCATATCTGCAGGAATAACGTACTCATTAGCATGAACTACACCTACAGGTGTAGTATCCCTAGGGGAAGAGTAGGTATACCCACCACCACTCCAACCTGAAAATATACTGTCAAAAAAAGAACTAGCGGCACTACTAACTAGTCCTGATGCTACACTTGCTATAGGATTTACTACAAGTGTTTTAAGCATCTCTCTAGCTATAGAGTTAGCTACATTTTTAGCTAATTTCTCTAAGTCTAAATAGCCATCGGAAGTAGCATCAAAGAAGTCCATAAACCCATCAGTCATAGCATCCGTCATAGCTGCATGAATAGACATTGCGGCTTCAGCAACTGTCTGTTGGTTACGTAAGAACTCTGAGTTCGCTAATTTCCACCCAGCCACAAAGTCATCTGAGTTTTTAATTCTATCTTCTTCTAGTTTTCTTAAAGCTCGTAGTCTTTGTTCCTCTAACTGTAGCTGTTTTAGCTTTTCGTCCTCTAGGTTATTCTCTTGTTCTTTAAGTTTATTTGTAAGCTCTTGTTCCTTACCCTCGTTTAATTTCCCCTTTAGTAAAAGTTGCTTTGCTTTAATATCTACAATATTCTCTTCTATTTTGGAAATAGCAGTAGTGGTAACTACAATATCCCCTAAGACATTTGCGTAAGCATTTTCAGACTCTAAAAGGTCTGTACGGAGCCCTTGGTAATATTGCGTAGCCTCATTTATAGCCCTGTGTGCTTTTTCTTTATCCTGTTCAAGCCTTAAGGATTCTACCTCATTTTTATTTTTTGCAATTACAGCATCCACTTGGGCTAAAATATCTTTTGTAGTTGCCCTAACAATAGCGGCTTTTTGGTCTGCAATTTTCTTATCTAGCTCAGCTTGAGCTGTGATAGTAGTTAAAGCACCCCTTTGTTGTTCATAATACTCTAATATTTTCTTTTGGGTTACTAGGGTGTCCCCATCCGCTTTCATGCTAGAAACAGCTAGCTCTATTTTTTTAAGTTGTGTATCATCAATTTTATCTTGTAGTGTAGCTTTCTTTTGCATAATATCTAATTCAATATTTTGTTTTTCTGATAAGCTACTTGTTAGTTTCTTTTTCTCTTCTAATAACGCTATGTTCTTAGTGAGTCTGCCTACTTCATCACCACGAGATATAATATCATTCTTAGCCTGCTCTATAGCTATACCTTGTCTTTGTACTTCTAGGTTTGCCTCACTAAGTTTTTTACGGTACTCTGCTTGTTGTGCTTCAAATGTGGATATATCTTTGAATTTATGTTTTGCCTCATCCAAAGCCGTTAGTAATGTAGAGTATACTGATACCTTATCCCCAATAAATGTATCAGATAACATAGTCTCTTGTTTAGTAAAAGAGTTTAGAATCTTTTTATCGTTTTCATCTATGTTCTTAGCTACTGCGTTATTTGCTTGTACAACTTTAGTTGCATACTCTTGGAATGCCTCCTTACTTAGGGCTACTTGTCTTCTTACAGAAGCAAATTTAGCGTCCTCTGGTAGGCTATTCTCTATTTTCTGAAAAATAGTAGTAATTTTAGCAATATCCGTAGTATCAATAGTTTGTAGTTCTTTTAGCCCCTCTACAATAGGTGTAAGACCACCACCACTATTTTCTTGGGAGGTATACTTTATTAAGTCATCTAGTCCTTTAGTTAACTTATCCTTTTGTTTATCAAAGCTTCCTTGAACTAAGGAAAGGTCCATAAAGTTACCTAGGTCTACTGCAGATACTAGCCGGGACATAGACTCTTTTAGTCCCTTAATAGCTTCTTCTTTTATTAAATTCTTAAATGTACTAACAATAGTATCGCTTACAATCACCCCTTGTTCTACAACAACACCAGTAATTCTACTAAATACTTCCTTAAACGCCTCAGGTGCTCCCTCTAGTTGGTCTGTAGGCATCATACGCTCGTATGCTTTATCAATAGGGAGATTAGCAGCATTAGCAAACTCTTGAGCACTATTTTTAATAGTTGTGGCTATTTGTACAAGTACATCCTCTGTAAGCTCCCCTGTTTTCTGTAGGTTGTACGCATCTTGTACTAATTGGGTTGTAAGTTCTTTATTTAATACAATTTTATTATACTTCTCTGTGGACACCTTTAGACGTTCTTGTGCCTCAGTGAGGGTATTAGTAGCTACTACTGCCCCCACAAGACTGGGGGCTACTATAGCCAATGCTGCCCCTAGCGCGACAATTACTGGGGTAGCTGCTGCTATAGCTGCAGAAATAGCAGCTATAGCTGCTGCACCCCCTATAGCTGCAACCACCCCCACTATTATTTGTGCAACAGCTTTAACAGCAGCCCCATTCTCTAACAGGAATTGTGTTAATTTTTGTACAGAGTCTGCTAAGGGTTCTACCCCCTCTCTTCCTGTCTCTAATAACGCTACCTTAGCTCTCTGCCATGTTGCCTCATAAGATTCCACTACAGCTTTAGATTTGTCTAATGTACCTGCTGACTTAGTAACCATCCCATCAAGCTCCCGGATTACTACAGAGGCATTAGCACGTAAAGCTACAAGGATATTTCTCTCTAGTAGGTCCATACCAGAAATCATTGTATTAAATTCGGTATTTGAGATTTTAGTCATTTGTTGTAATAACCCAACAAATGCCTCGTTAGAAGCAGTACCGCCCTTTGATATAGCATCCGCCAAAGAACTTTGGGATACCCCAAGTGCGTCAAAGAAATCTTTCACCTCGCCAGAACTGGAGGTAAGTAGTGTGGAGAATTTCCTTACTTGTGTACCAGCGGTACTTGCATTAAACCCTGCGTTACTTAGTCCTATCGCCATAGCACCAATAGCATCTACAGTGAAGCCTACAGCTGTTGCGGTTGCTAATGCATAGTTAGAGAAAGTACCAATATCCTGTACTGACATTCTTGATTGGTTAGCCATATACGCCAACTTATCCCCAAGCTCTTGTGCACTATAGCTCGTCTTACCTTGTGCTAAAGCTAACTCACCAAATACTTGCAAATACGTAGCCATTGCATTAGACGCGGTAGCTACAGACTCCCCTGTTAGTTTTGCTAATAACATAGTGGCTTTAGTAGCTTGTTCAATATCTTTAGAATTTGTGCCAGCTCTTGTTAACTCCAAGGCTGCACTATTTACTTCTCTTAACTCTCCACCATATTGTTTTGTTAGGTTTATAAGTTGTCTCTCAATCACCATACCTGCTTCTAGTCTTTCGTTATAGTTACCACGAACATCAGAAACAGCAGAAAGCATACGTGCAGATTTATCTACCTCAACAAGGTATCGAAGTTCTTCACGAAAAGCCCCAGTAACTAATTGTTGCATTTGGTATAAACCAAAATATGCAGAGGCTCTAGCAGCAATATTCTTAAACCACTGAAGTCTATCAAGTTTTGTTAATTCATCTTTCATACTAGCTACTACTTTACCTTGTTGTGCAAAGGCAAGAGTAGACGCAGTCATTGTTTGTTTTAGTTGTACTTCTTGAGCCCCCATAGTATTTAAAAGTTTTTTAGCTCTACTAGAGTTAGCTTCCCCTTTTTGAACTAATTCTTGGTACTCCGCCCCAGTAGCTCTTAGGTTTTCCCTAAGTCTTGTAATTAAAGCTATTGTTGCTTGGGTGTCTACTTTCATTTTTTCTAGCTCTGTGTTAGCAGTAGCTTTAGCTGTTGGAGAGGCAAGCTTAGCTGAATTTATACTTCTTTGTAGCTCATGAATATTCTTATCATACTTTAAAATTGCCATATCGGCGGCATCTATAGCCTTCATAGAAGATTTTATTTGCGCTACCATACCTGTAGTATTAAAAGAGGAGGTAGTATCCATTATAGACTTTACAGTATTTTTAAGTGTTATAAATTTTACATTTGTTTTATCCATCTCTATACTAAAATTCCGTAACCCACTAGTACTAAGACTAGATACTAAATTTGTACCTGGGAAAGCCTCAATACTTGCTTTCATTGAATTTAGCTTACCTAAGTACGCAGTAAGATTTGATATTTCAGTAGTAGAAATAAATGCCTTTTTATTTGTAAGAATGTTGTTAACTTTAACTATCTCACTTGTAATAGTAGACTGTATAGCTTGTTCTTTTCTTAGGGCACTGAGCCTTTCAGCAGAAGACACTCTTTGGTATTTATCTAACTTAGTTGTTTGTTCCATCTGTTTTGTTATTGTTTTACTCATAACAGACATAGCACTATTAACACTAGCAATACTTACAGCAACCTCAGAGAATATACTAGCCATATCTGAGCCAGTACCACTTTTTAATTTATCCCCCAAAGTACTAACTAAAGATAACATATCAAGTATAGTTTTTTTAAAATTTTTACCTATACTTTTATCTGGGAAAAGGTTGCCCCCTACACTACTTAATTCCATAAGTGCAGTGGTAGTTTTTGCTATATCCCCCTGTAGTTCTTTTAGTACTTTTTTTGCCTGTACATCATCTAATGTTACGTCTATGTTAGCTTCAAATTTTTCTTCTCTATAGCCCATACTCAATCCTTACTTGTGTTGACTTGCCTCCAAATCACTTATAAATTTCTTAACAACATTCACGGCTACCCCAAAAAACTCAGTCTGCTCGGGGACACCCCCAAGTTCTGGAAGTACCCCCTTATCCCAAGAATAGTAAGCGTTAAATATGTCCGAAACTAACTCATTATCTTTATAATACATAGGGCAATGGTCATAGGTTATGTTACCTAAAATCACCTTAAAATCTTTATCAAAAATCTTATCGTAGTCCTCTCGGAACTTACAGTTTCTTGCAGTGTCTATTCCTCTTTCTTTACACACGGAGCATTTCCATGTATCTGTAGAAAACTTAGAGTCCATAGCCAAAGTTACATTCATATTAATCTTGGATATAACCTCGTTAGTTATGGTAGATACTTCATAAATTGTTTGTGCTATTTCTGTACGTGTTTGTATTGGGAGTATGTTTAAGTCTGTAGGGGGTACAATAGTACCGTCTGTGTAGTACGCATTAACATACCGCAGTACGCCACGCTCTAGTAATATGAGGTTAATTTGATTAGCACTTTGCGTGTCTAGTGCCCGTATAAAGTCTAAATCTCTTACAGATAGTGCCCTGAACACTACTTGGAAAGGGTTTAAGTTCTCTGGGTCTTGGTCTATAGTAAATAAGTACTCTCTGCGATAGAGAGTACTTAAAGATACCTTACTGTTCATTATTTCTTTTTAGTAGCGGTAGTTTCTTCTGAAACTTCTGGCGCTTCTGTCTTTTTAATATTACCTAAAATAGTGTCAGCATTCTCAGGGAATTTTGATACTGCTACAATAGCGTTTGCAATCTCAGCAATTACTGCGGGCGGTAACAACGCTAAACACTCATCAAGTACTTCGCCTTTTGCGTTCTTCTTGATAGGGTAGTCTGTTTCACCATCTGTAAGGTTACTCCAAGATTTGATACCATACTTAAGTGCCTTAAGGTTGTAAGTACCTTGTTTTAACGTGATAGACTCTTCACCACCAAAAATTACATAACCATCATCCAGTAATGCGAGTACTTTGGAATCTAGCGATGAGATAACAACTGTAAAAGCGTCATCTTTACCTCTCTCTGAGAAAGGAACAAAAGTGTATTCTTTGCTTCGTGAAACAAATAATGCCATGGTAAAACCTCCGTAAAATATAAAAGTGTAACTACTACAACCCAAGGGAGGCAACTTGGGCTGTAGTAGGAACACGTCCTACTAGTTATATGGGGAAATTTTATATTCCTCAAATAACTCTGATAATCTTTTAGTTAATTTACTCGACTTTGGGTACTCTGGGAAGTTACTAACTGTACATATACTTTTTAACTTATTGTAATTACGTTTAGAGACAGTAGGTGCTTTAGGTTTTTCGTTTGGATGTATATAGTCTGTTGGTGGTGCTTTATGGTATTCAATCAAGCTTAGTAACCATTGCTCTAAATTAGGTATACCAAACCTCTTAGCTGCGTTAACTACCTTACCCTCCATACAGTTACAACTAGCACAACATAACCCCCTAATCAACCCTGCACCATTTTCACCAATAACTTCTTTAGATGTCATATGCTTGTGGTCTATATGTGTACGAATACCCCCTAAGGCACCCCCACATATAGCACACCGCCCGTTTTGTTTACTGTATAATAACAGCCTAATACTTGGTAGGTCTTTACTTGTTGTTTGTATTAACATTTAAGACTCCACTTGACCTTACCTGCATCAAATACTTGATACAGCCCATTATTAGCACAGTTCTGTTTTTCCGTCAGGGTGTTATCATACACCTTTAGTTTTGTTTTTAGTATACTATGTCTAAACCTAAATTTATGTTGTAACACCCCTCTTGTGTAATACTTATAATCTGGGTAAAGTGTTGATTCTTTTTTAAACCCTAAAGTTTCATAAAGCCCCCCGTTACTATACATATTATCACTAAATGATGTAATTTCTGTAGGTGTATACACACGTATAAAGTGCATAAGAAGTTTAGACGCACCCCCAACAACAGTAACCCCGCCCAAAGTACAAAACCTAGTAAGGTCATATACAGTATCTGTAGTCTTCTTAAAACACATAACTGCTTGTAGAGTATCATTGTAAGATAGCCCTATATACACACTAGCCCCGGTTCCGTACCCATAAATATGGTGGGTATTTAAAAATTCCTTAGCCTGTGGTGGGCTAAGTAATACAGTATTACATTTTCTTGCATACACTTTAATATTATTTTTTGTAAGTTTAGTGTGTATTATGTTTTGTATAATATGCTTTTTAGCTACCCAATCTTCTGCCCAGAACTGTAGTAGCTGTATACCCTTATCTCTGCATAAGATATACTTTTGGTAGTGAAGGTTCTTATTCTTTTGAAACTTGCTTGAGTGCCAATATGTACCATGTACCTCAATAGCCATATTATACTCAGGTAGGTATATATCTAATTCTTTAGGGGGGATAATGCTTCTTATATTTGTTACTATTTCCCCGGGGTATACACTTTTTATGTAGTCTACAATCTCAATTTCTTGAGAGGATACACTCACAGAACAGGAACTACAAAAATGGTTTTTTACTGCTTTATCTGAGAGTACTGCGTAACTAGATGTAAAGGTAGTACCACACTTATCACATGGGTACTTCATATTTTTTTCAGAATTATTTATATAATCCTCTGGGTTTAAAATACCAGATGCAGTAATATCCGCGTGTTTAGCTCTGTTGCAATTACCAACCATTGTGTATATACAGGAGGTACACATGCCTGTACTATTTTTTACTGTTTGGGCGTTGAGTGACCGTATGTACTCTTTCCCACACCCAGTACATACCCACCTAAGATTAGGGGTACTGTTGTTAGTGTACTCTTCTGGGTTTAAACAACCAAGCCCAGCAAGAGCATCAATGCTAATTTTACGTCTTTTACCTAAATTAGATATAGTACAGGCATTACATAGCCCTAAACTACTAGGTGCGGTTTGGGTAGTAAATGACCGTATGTACTCTTTCCCACACCCAGTACATACCCACCTAAGATTAGGGGTACTGTTGTTAGTGTACTCTTCTGGGTTTAAACAACCAAAAAGTGCTAATTTTTCTTTTTGATGGCGTTTAGGGTTGTTATTTATTTCCTTGTAACAATTAGTACAACACCCTGTACCCTTCTTCTGGTGCATTAGGCTTCTTTGATACGCCTTGCCACAATCTTTACAATACCACTTAAGGTTATGTGTACGTACATCTATATACTCTTCTGGGTTTAAGCACCCTAGCTCTTCTAGCTGACTTAATACATTTTTTCTAACCACTATTTCCTCCAGAGAAATATTTAGTATTTTGTAACATAACAAGACGGTAGTCTGGAGTTACCGTCTTGTTATGTTACATAGTTTTTAGTTTATTAGGGGGTTTATGTTTGGTAAGTACAACTCCTTTTCCTAAGAGTTATACGAAATTCGTGAGGAATATTCGCACTTTTTACGAATAATTTAGAAGAAATATAGAAAGTTTTTACCCTTTCTATATTTTGAGTGACCATTTGATTTTACCAGAGTCATAAACTCTTTGTATTCCATGGTTTAAGCAGTTTTGATACTCAGATAAAGTACTGTTATACGCTTCAAGTTTATTAACAAGCTTAGAGTGTCTATAGCCAAACTTATGGTTTAGTGTACTGTTATCTAAGTACTTGTAGTCTACAGGTACTTCTTGTACTTTAGAGAACCCTAAAGTTTTATATAAGCCACCATCACTATACATATTATCACTAAAAGATGTAATCTCCTCGTGTGTATGAGTAACTATAAAGTGCTTCAATAACCTAGACGCACCCCCAACAACTGTAATACCTTGAAGAGTACAAAACCTAGTAAGGTCATATACAGTATCTGTAGTCTTCTTAAAACACATAACTGCTTGAAGTTCTTCATTAATATAAAGACCTAAAGTAATAGTAGGTGCACTACCAAAACCCTGTATATGGTTTTTATTTAAAAAAGGTATAGCATCACTTAAAGACACTTCGAGTATCTTACAATTCCTTGCAAAAACCTTTTTGTTTCTTTTAACAATTTGAGTACTTAACATTGACTTTATAAGCTCTGAGTTATTTATCCAATCTATGTCCCAGAACTGTAGTAACTTTATACCTTGAGCCCTACAAGCATTATATTTTATCCTGTGGTACTGTGGGGATTTGAACTGGGCAGAGTGCCAATAAACACCATTAAGCTCTATAGCCAACTTTAAGTCGGGAAGGTATATATCAAGTTCTAACGGTGGGATAATATCTCTAGTGTTTTGTTCTACTTCTTTACTATAGATACTTTTTATAAACTCTACAATCTCAAGTTCATGAGATGATGTTGAAACACTACAAGTCTCACAGAAATGCTTTGAGTTCCTCTTATTTGCTAAGGTATCAATGTTAGTTATATACTCATTACCACATTTATCACACAAGTATTTCATATTTTTAGTTTTAATATTTATATACTCTTCTGGGTTCAACACGTTAAATGTACTTATAGTAGTTTGTGTGTGTTTTGTTTTATTTGCAATTAGTTGGTATGTACACTTTTTACAAAGCTTAGTACTTCGTTCATACTTATAAAGAGAAGTATTAAACCTCTTATTGCAATTTGTACATTTCCATATTAAGTTATCTACATTAGTGTCAATGTACTCTTCTGTATTTAAACAACCTAAAGAAGATATATAGTCTGCACTATGTTTATGGGGTCTACGTGTTTCCTTAATCGTACAATAATAGCATAATTGTTTTGATATTTTCCGAGAAGCATAACTTGCTAAGAAATGGGTATCACAACCATTACATACCCATAGTAAATTTTTTGTTTTAGTATTAATATACTCTTCTGGGTTTAAACAACCTAACGTTAATAGTTGGGTTACTGTAATCTTTTGTGTTGTACTATTTATTTTTTTAGCACAATTAGTACAACACCCTGTACCCTTCTTCTGGTGCATTAGGCTTCTTTGATACGCCTTGCCACAATCTTTACAATACCACTTAAGGTTATGTGTACGTACATCTATATACTCTTCTGGGTTTAAACACCCCAGCTCTTTTAACTGACTTAAAATCTTTTGGTGTACCATAATTTCCTCCCAGAAATCTATAATTTATTTAAGGTAAGCTGGGAGGTTCTTACCTTAAATAAATTATATAATGATATAATACCACAAGTAAGCTTAAAAGCCTCTTAAATTTCTTCAAGAGGCTAAAATAATTAAGCTGTAAAGTTAGCTACGATAATTGGTTGTACTCCGGCTACGCAAGTACTTGGTACTTGGAAGTCGACAGATACTGATTGTACACCGTTGCTATCAGATTTTGCAAAACTTGTAAGGCGTAGTGCTGGCACGTACACAGCAAACTTACTAACTCCTTGGGTAAGTTGAATATACAATTCACCATCTTGTGAGTTTTGAAACTTAGTTAATAAACTGTAATCTTCAAATAGTACTGTGAAAGAACCTGTTACAGTTTTTCCAGTAATTACTTTGCTAGAATAACCATCACTAGCTAGGGACTCTTCACTATATATCTCGTTAGAAATTGTAATAGATACATCAGTTGCATTAACTGTGCTGCCATCAAATTTAAAGACTGCAGACTTCCCAAGGTATGGAAGGGTATTTACACAGCTTGGAGTTAACTTAGTGTCCGCTTCATTTGCAAGGAAACCACAACCAGACAAGGAGAAACTAACATTCGCTACATCTGCTGTTGGTAAATTCAATGTAATTGACTCTACAACGTTACCTGTAGTTGTCATAGACTTATTAGTACCCACGAATTCTTTAACTGTAATAGACTTTGTTGGGTCTGTAACACCACCAAGAATATATGCAGTAGCAGTACCTGTCTCTGTAGTACCAGCAAGATAGATTTCATCAGCAACAGTTGTACCTGCATCGCTATAACCGATATATGCCCCTGACCCAAGAGTATCTGAAGCTTTCTTCAAGCCCATACCAGCTTCCCAGAATACATCACCAAGTAGTGCATCTGTTGCACCACCCAAAGGGATAAGTTCAAAATCCATGTTACCTGAAGCATTTTCACGAACTGGGATTGGTGCAAGACCTAACATAGAGTTGCGAATTACATCTCTCTCTACTGTGTCAAGTGTGGCTGTGATAGCTGAGCTAGCCTTGATTTCAAATGTCTCTGCATTTGTTAAAACTGGGGCAACGTTGAAGGTTGCTTCAAGTTTTGCAGCCATTACTTTTGATTTACTTGTTATTAAAGCCATTTTTTCTCCTAATTAAAATTTTATGAAACTGTACATCTCTCCATGTACTTACAGGTTACTGTAAGCCTATGAAGAGCCCTACCACCTTGGGCATGTAAAATACCACCATCAGACATTACGTCTGAAATATAACACGAAATGCACAACTCTCTTAACGTTGCATCTTTTTGTATAGCACTATCTATAGTATCACCAAGAGGTGTCATAATGTCCTCAAATGTGTTAGCTTTTTGTTGGTGATATACATATAAATCTATTTCTTCAACAGTATCCATAGTATTTAAAACTCTACCCTCTTTTCTAGTTTTACTTGCGTAGTCTACCGCGATACTAGGGTACATTTTAACATCAGATACTGGGGGTACTACACCCGCAAAAACAGTTTTTATACCACTTACTGCTCTTAAAACTACTAAAAGCCTCTCATGAATATCTTTAGAAGGGCTTGCCATCTTTAACCTCTTCGCATTTGTTTAATCTCTGTAAATACTTCTCTTAAGCTCTTTACGTTACCTCGACCATCCCCAGAAAGCACAGAGGCTCTCCACCCCATCCAACCAGCATCACCACCGCTGTTTACACCATCATTAGTAAGTGCCCCATGTTTATGGGGAATTTTACCAGATAGGTAAACAGTAAAAGAACCTTCACGACCTTTTCTTTGTCGTAGAGATACCTCAACCGATTCTTGTAACTTTCCTGTTCTTAAGTACGGGAAAAGCCTATCTCTAGGTGTTGTACGCTCTTTAATCATACTTTTAGGGATAGGGATAGAAAGTGCACTTTGTACAGAACCCCGCCAAGCATCTACACCACCCTCTAAGGTAGACCACACTAAGTCGGTGTACCTCTGTATCTGCTCAGTGGTGTACTTATGGGTACTTAAGGATAGTTGTTGTCCTAAAGAGTGTACCCCTACTCTCATATAAACATCTTCTTATAAGGTTGTACTAGAAACTCAAAGGTGTCTGGTAGGTGTTTAGCTATATAGTCAGTACCAACTTTTGTTCCAGTGGTGTAGTTACTTATACCATCTCTTGATTCATCAGTATCAGAAAATAACTTATTTGCTAGTTTAAACAACGCCATTTTAAGATTCTCAGGTAAATCTGCATCTGCATACCCTACTGAGTAAACTAAAGTACAGTTTTGGATACCAGAAGTTATTGTTCCGGTCTTTAGTTTCAGATAACCATTCTTTATATACAAATCTGTTAACTCTAGGGCTACTGCGTCTACTGTCAGACTTAAAATACTTGAAGCCCCCTCACCCAATAAGTAATAAGAAGTGCCTTCACCATCAAAAACTTCTGTTTTGTTCTTAACTTCTAATTCAATACCGTAAACACTATACAAAGCACTTTCAGATGCGCCAAGTGCTAAAGATAACGCATCATCTTTAGTTGAGTCACTTAAATCATAACTTATAAAAACCTTAAAATCATCTAATAATCTGTGGGACATTTAATACCCCTTACTTTTTTACGGTCTTTGGCTTCTCTTCTTTAATTTCAGGGGCTACTTCTACGTCACCTTCAAATATAAAAACAGTACCAAAAGTGTCTTTTAAATACTTTGCCTCATCTTTAGTAACCTCAACGGGTACACCGGTTATAAAACTTTTATCAAGGGAATTCAAAGCCCCATCAGTTGTCTTAATTGCTTTCAATTTCTTGTCTCCTTTAGGTTAATTGTACTCTTTTATGAACACTGCGTTACCACAGTCCCAAATTCTATCATATCCATTTGCTAGCATATTTTCATATTCTGTTTTTGTAACATCAAAATTCTTAAGTAATTTAGGTAGTTTATGTTTCTGGTATTTTACCCTAGACTCTAGTAGTAAACTTCTATTTTTAAAGTACCAATAATTTGGTGCGGAGTTATGTGAGAAATTAAAACCTAGTTGGGTATATACCCCACCAACACTATACCGTAAGTCTGCATATGAAACTAAGCTAGATACTTTATAGTTCTTTTCAAAAAAACTCAATAATTTACTAGCACCCCCAACTACAGTAGTATTTAATATATTACAGAAACGTAAAAGCTCGTACTGTTGTTGTCCGTATCTCGACTTACTAAAAGTCATTAAAGATACTAGTATATCGTTGTGGTACAGCCCCAAATTAATACTGCTTACCACATACCCCTGCCTATGGTTCTTCTGTAAAAACTCTTTAACATCTGAGGTAGTTACCTCCTGTACTAAAGTAGCTCTTGCAAATATCTTATCTGTTTTTCCTAGCTTACTTAATAGAATAGATTCTATAATTTCTCTTTTATTAACCCACTCATTCTCAAATATGTGAAATAAGGTTATACCTTTTTCTTTTGCTATATTAGTTTTATTTAAGTGGTACATTCTATCTTTACCCCTTGACTCTGAGTGCCAATATACACCATCAAACTCTACCCCAAAATTATACTCTGGGAGGTACGCATCTATTTCATACCTACCTTGTAACACTCTTTGTCGTTCTAAAACTGTAGTATGCTCTTTTAGAAAATCAATAACCCCTTGTTCTGCTTTAGAAGAGGATGCAGAGCATCGTTCACATAGTGTACTGTGCCCAAAACGTACAGAGGGCATAGTTACAATTTTTGTACCGTGCCCACACCTAGGAATTATACTAATCTTACTTGTATTCTTACTATGTACACCTAAGAATGTACAACCATTTGCCTCTACTTCTTTTTTAACTGATTCATCAGTTACTCTTCTTTTACTATTACATTCATCACATAAAATATTTTTTTTCTTTCTTAAAAGCTCAGCCCTACTAATAGTAGTAGTATGCCCACATGGGGATATATATGTAAGGGGGTCTTTCATTGCTGTATACTTTACTACTTTACATCCCCTACTTGTACATAATTTCTCTATATATGCTACATCTTTTATCCTACGGTCATTAGCAACACCTCTGGCACAATTACTACACACATTATACTTTGAAGTAACAAAAGCATTTAACCCATTTAAAGTATTTTCATGCCCACAAGATGCTATATAGGTTATAGGTGCTTTAGCTTTTGTAAATTTTAATAAGGTGCACCCTCTTTCTGCAAAGATATGGTCAATATCATCAAAATACTTTATATTTGTGCTAGCAGAAGTCATAGCGCAACTTCTACACAAACCTAAGCCCTCAGTTATTGCCTTTAAACAGGAAAATGTATACTCATGCCCACAAGAAGCAATTACTGTGACTGGGGAGGTTACATTAATATATGAAAGTAGCTTACACCCTTTATTTTCTATAATACCCTCTACATCATTAAAAGTATATTTAGTTGCTCTAGCACTATGTGCACACTTTGTACATATACCACTAGACTTAATAAAACTAGAAAAAGAGCTTAAAGTATTTTCATGCCCACAAGATGCTATGTAAGTTACAGGCTCTTTAGTTTTTGTATACTGTAGTAATTTACAGTTTCTATCCGAGAATATCTTCTCAACTTCTTCATAGCTATATGTCATATTTTATCCTCCACGATAAAAGTTTAAATAAGGGGTAAGTAGTGGAGTAAATACCCCTTATTTAAACTTTATATGATATTATATAACAATAGACCTTAAAGTCTCCTTAAATTATACAAGGTTTTCTAAATCTTAGTTAGTTATGTATAATTTAAGGAGACTTTAAGTATTAGGGGAACTAAGTCCCCTAAAATTATGGTAATACGTTTACTAAAGCTGCGATTGGTGTTCCACCAACATACATAGCTTTAAAGTCTAAGTATCTTGACGCCACTAATTGATTAACTTGGCTTGTGATTAATCTGTCTTTTTCAAGCAAGATTCCACCACGTGTAGAGTACCCAAAGTATCCTTTGTTAACAAGTAATGCTTCAGTAGTTGTACCAGCACCATCTGCACCAGCAGTTGTGAGGGTGTTTGCAATATATGAAGTTACATATACATCAATACCAAAGATTTTACCTACAACACCAGTATGAATTGTAGCTTGTGGTCCAAATTTATCAACTGTCAAGAACTCAGTAAGACCTACAAGTTGGAAATATACTTCAGGGTTTACAATTAACGCCAAGTCCATAGGATTAACACCCCACTTACCCATAGCTTTTCTTGTAGCATTGATTTTAGCAACAGTAATACCTACACCACCCATATCAACTGAGTTAGCATTACCGATTTTTCTAAGACCATTAAACATTTTCTTAGGGCTGTTTGCAGTTGCAAACGCGGTATCACCATTGATAGTTGCATCTTCTTGGGCACGAGCCAATGAACGAGTCAATTCAGCTTTAGTCAAGTCAGTAACAGCAGCTACGATTTCAGCATCAGCTTCATCAGAGATTGCTGAGTAAGCCATCAATTTTTGAACTTGGAAAGTTACTTTACCATCATTGATGCTAGAAGCAACTGCTTCAGCACTTGGAGCGATTAAGTAGGCTGTTAGGTCTGCAGTTCTTGCAGGAATACTAAATGTCTGGCGGTTAGCTGGCATTTGCACTGTTTTGAACATACTAGGGATTGTTAACTCAAGCTCAAGACCTTCGATAACTGAATTTGAAAACTCTTCTGCCACCCATGAAGTAAGGTCAGCAGGTACTACAGCTTTCTCAACGATGTTAGCGAAATCTTTAAACCCTTTAAGGTCTTTCATATCTGCACCAAGCATTTTAGACTGTAGGTAAAGACCTTCAAGTCCTTTTTTAGCTTTTGCTAAATCTGCATCTGATACTTTTACTTCTTGCTCAAAAGATTTTTTGCGCTCTGTAAGAGCTTCTTTCATTTCTGCACGAATTTCTTCTGCAACAGTTGCAGACGCTGCTAAAGCACCCTTTAGCTCTGTAACTTCTGCTTGTAAATTCTTAATAACTTCTAAACTCATTTGTTCTCCTATTTTAAATTATAAATTTTCTTGTAAAAAACTATCCAATTTATCTGTCAGTGTCTGTTGAACTATTAAAAGTTCATCAAAGTTATCTGCAGAAACCATAGCACTAGTAGCCAACTCAGTGATTGTTGGGATAACCACTTGTTCTTTAGTGGGCACAACATCAACCTCTGGGGGTTCAACCTTAGCTTCTTCTTTTCCTTCGTCAGTAGGCTCTTCTTTAACTAATATATTATCAATCTTAGCTTCAAGGTCTTTTAAAGTTCTCATAAGGTCTGAATTAACCTCATCAGGCATTTCCTTAACTAAGTAATCTGCTGTGCACCCTTTGATGCACTTAAGGTTACCGTCAGGGGTGTGAACTTCCTCAACTAAGGATAGTTGATTACTAGGGATACTAACTAGTGAATTCTCTAATAGTACAGTAGAGGATAATATAAATACGTCATGTACTTCATCATATTTTAAATCCTTAACTATAAACCCGATAGAAAATGCCTTAAGCACGCCAAGACGTACTGCATGGTAGGCTTTCTCGTTGAGTGCCTTGTACACGTGCATTTTCATCCACAACCCATCTTCTCTAAGTTGTACCTCTACTGCTTTACCAATCATATGGTTTCGGTCATGTTGTAATAGAATAATTGGATTTTTTAAATAATCATTTACATCTATTCCCATTGAGGGGACGGAGTCCCCATCTCTGTCTACTGTAACAGTAGGACCTACTTTGTATCGGTTAGCGTACCCAGAAACTACTAAGTATTCATCAGATGACTCCGAGTCTACTTCGGTAACTTCAACAGGTTCATAGAAGGTTTTTTGCTTAATTGCTTTAATACGTTGCTCTAAGCTCATACCTCTCCTTTATAAAGTTTATCTAGCACTTGGTGTTGCATTATTACCTCCATTAGGGTCTACTGTTGTAGGTTCAGGAGTAATACCATTCACAGGGCTTACAACCATTCCTGGTTTGTAGTCGTCAATAGCTATTGGGTTACTTCCCAATAAATAGGAAGGCACAAAGCGTAAATTATAGTTAGTGTTTTCTAGTTGTGGCATTCCAAGAATATCACGCCCCTCATTCCAAGAGATTGTACCACTTGCAATAAGTTTTGTAATATGCTCTGCTTTCTCTGCGATAGTATCACTAATATAAGGCAGCCTATCATAGTCTGTAAGGACAAATAGGTTCTGTGTATTTAAAAATCTTCTAAAGAATAACTGTAATTGTGAGGCAATTTTTTCAGTTATTGGCTTTATTGCTGTGTTGAAACATAGCTTAGCTACATCCTCTGTTTTAGTAGAGTAGCTAGGAACATCCCCACCAAGTAGCATTTTATGCAACCTAAATACTCTTAATACTCTATCATCGGATATTTTAAGACTATCAAGTAACATAGAATCTTTTGGGGATAATTTAACACTTGTATAGCTCATCTTATTTGGTAAGATAATAGCTGCATGTCGTTTCCCACCAGTACCATAGGCTTTTTCAAATTGCTCACGGACACTATCTATTTGTGCTTTAGTTAAAGGAAACTCTGAACTCAGTACACCACTTCCTACTGATGAGTTTTCATAAAAACTCTTTAGGTCTGTAATACCATAGGCTTCTAACAATAACGGGTCAACAAGACAATCCATAACTGCTGAGGTTCCGTAATATTGATTTGATGAACTAGCACGTCTTAAGTGTAATACATCCACTGGGTCAAATGCAACCTTATCGTTGTATAAATAACCTTTTAAGTAATCTTTAGAATCTGGTACGACTTGCATCTTCTCAGTTTCTAATTGCCATAACTCATAGCTCTCTATAGGCTCAAAGGATAAGTAGGAGTTTCCTGTGAGTAAATAAGACTGCACCATCTGTTCAATAAGCTCTTGCCAAGTAAAATACTGGTTAGGGGCGTTATCAAACAACTCTCGAACTTTCTTATTCTTTAAAGGCACTAAGCGTCCGCTAGTATCCTTCTGTCCTATAACAAACTTAGTCATACCAGCTGTCTCTGCAATATAATTAACACAACTGTTAACTAAGTCAGAGGTACCATACGTAGTGTAATACGAGCTAACTGATGGCTTCTTACCGCCACTTTCATAATTCGATACGTATTCAGGTAGTGCTATTGATGATTTGGTTACATATGAGTCTGCAAGTGTTTCTTTTTGAACTTCTGGGTTAGAGAAGTATCTTTTAATTCCGTTGAACACTTAAAGCTCCTTTTGGGTATTTTTGACTTTCTGGGGCTTGGAAAGCGAAATCCCTTTCTACAAGAGTTATACGAAATTCATTTAAAGTTTTCGCACTTTTTGTGTAAATTTGTTAAAAATATTTGTAATTTGTGTAATATAGCTAAGCAAAGCACACTACAGGGGTATAATATTTTTAATTTACTGTACTTTTATACACTAAAATATAAATAACTAATAAGTAAACTCTAGGTTTATATATGCCGGAGGTATACTTTCTGTATAGATAAAATA